CGTCGTTCAGCACCAGGGAGGAGACATCGAACCTCGATGGCGAAGCCAAGGGCTCAATCTTCGATCCGGGCGAGCGCGGGATGAAGGTGCCGGGCTCGACCCGGATGTTGTCAGGATTAAACACGCCATCGTCGTCATAGGCGTAGAGGCCGGCGATCGACATCTCCGCATTTTCCAGCACCATCTGGACCACGAGGTTGCAGGTCTTGATCGACGGCAGGCACTGCAGGATCGGCCCGCGGCCCCACACTTCGGTCGAGGTCTTGCTCCAGCGGGCGGTGATCCACGGGCAACTGCCCTCACCCGTGTAGGTGTAGCGGTCCATGATGCAGCTGTGGTCTTCGCACCACAGGAAGTAGTCGTAGCGTGGCTCGAAGGCCGAGGTCGGATCGGTCAGCGTGACCTGATAGACCTTGGCCTTGCCGTCCGGGTTGGAGCGCATGGCCAGCTTCATGGCGTCGTTGAACTTCGCCTTGGGCCAGGTCTCGAGGATTTCCTGATAGGTGAGGTTGCGCTCGTAGAACCAGCCACCGACCTGGTCGTGGCCGCCGGGCAGGATGTAGAGGTTGTTGATCGGCACCGCGGTGAACTTGAGGTCGCCGGGATACATGCCGGGCTCGACCATCAGGGTCATCGTGCCGACACCGAGATCCTGGGCGGCCTCGTGCAGCTCGGTTTCGAAGTTGGAGTTGCGCAGGCCTTCGTGCATGGCCATGGCGATGGCGTCGAGCTCGCCCTGCATCTGCACGTTGCGCTTGGCCTCCGGCACATCGACGCCGGGCAGGAACGAGAAGGCGTCGGCCTGCGGCGGGAACAGGCCGTGCTGGATGCGGCTGGCAAAGCGCGGCACGCTCACCACGGCGGTCTGGTCGTAGACGAAATTGGTGCGCCGCGTGCCTTCCATGTTCTCGGTGAAGAAGCCGTCGCGGAACGGGAAGACGTAGTCGTAGACCTCCTGAAAGATCGAGAGCCACGGATCGCGCCGGCGCTTGGCCCGCATCTTGGCTTTCTGCAGGGCCAGGTGGCAGGTCTTGTCGGCGAGGTCGCGGCGGCCCTTCTCCTCGGCCAACGACAGGACGTTGCGCGAGCTTTCGCCCTCGGCGCGTTCTTCGGACCGATCGTCAGACATTTGCCGATCCCATGGTGCGGCTGAAGCCGGCCGCGGTGTCGGTGTAGAGCGCGTTGGCGCCGGCCGTGCCCATGGTGCGGCCGAGATAGCGCTGGCGCGCCCGATCGGCGACGGCGGCCTGCGAGCTGTCGGCGTCCTGCAGGATGGCCTTGCGGGCGGCCGTCTGCTCGGGGTCTTCGGGCGGCGCCTGCTTGATCGGCTGGCTGGCGGGACTGGAGAAGAAGCTCATGGCGGCTGGTCCTCGTTCAGGCCCGACACTACGAGCGCGCCACGGCGCAGCAATGCACCGTGCAGCTGGCGCGGCGTCAGCACCCAGGCCCGCACGCCGACCAGCGCCAGGACCACCGTCACGCAGCTCAGCAGCGGCGGCGGCAGCCAGCGGAAGTCACGACGGCGCGCCGGCACCCGTAGCAGGGCGCCCCGCTCCACGCACAGGCGAGCGAGATTGACGGCGACGCTGTCGCCCAGCACGCAGCACGTCAGGCCCCACACGTTGTGCTCGACCAGCAGCCAGCCGCCGCTACACGGGCGAAAGGCCATGCAATGGGCGAAGCGGCCGCGGGCGATGCGCCACAGGCCGCGGTTGGGCGCGGGCACGAAGCCCACGTACCACTCGTCAGTCCGATGCAGGCTCACCTGAATTTGTAGTTGGCGGCGGCGATGCGGGCGTTCTCGCTGACGTGGCCGCCGCGCCGATCGCGGCCCAGGCGACGCTCGAAGGGACCGGACCCACGCTGCGCCGTGACGGCCCGCGCCTCGCGGACCTGTCCAGTCATCACTCGCCTGCCCTCGCCCCCGCCCAGCACGGCATACTGCAAAGCGTCGTGGGGATGGGAGAAGCGGTTCTTGTCGGGCTTCACGTCGTAGCGGTCGGCACTCGACACGCCGAGACGCGGATAGCGATAACCGCCCTCGAAGCCTGCGATCAGGTTCTTGGCCGCAGGATCGACCAGCAGGCAGGGCCCGCCGTCGCTCATGCGGTCGAGCAGCTGTTCGACCGCCTCGATGCGGATCGAGGGATCGTTAGAGGGCGCCTTGACGACCGGCACGCCGGCGGCCCGGAACATCGAGAAGGGGCTGGTATCGTCGCTCTGGCTCATGTCGTCGCCCGAGGGATCGCCATAGAACCGGAAGGCATTGTGGCTCCAGCCCTTGCGGGCGATGAAGCGCTTCAGGAGCTCGGCAAAGCGCTTGGCGCCCATGTTGACGGCGACCAGCTCGGCCAGCACCGCCCACCGGCCCCCGGCCAGCGCCTGGGTGAAGACGGCAGCGGGCGTTCGACCAAAGTCGACACCGACCAGGATCTCGGCGTCGGCGGCGACCAGCGGCAGGCCGCTCACATGCACGCTGGCGCGGAAGGTCGGATAGACGGCCTTGCCGTCGAACACCGAAGCGTAGCGGTTGAGCAGATAGACCTGCACGAAGGCCGGGTTCTTGCCGGGGATCATGTCGAGGTAGTAGCTGTCCTTGATGCCCTGGCGGTTCTCGCGGTCGGGGTTGATCCGATAGCCGGTGCGCCTCGAGTGCGCGTCGAAATCCTCGAGCACGGCCCCTGGCTGGCTGAAGAACTCCCATCCGGCCGGCTTGACCAGTCCATCGACCTCCTCCTGGGTCATCCACTCGGGCGGCTGGACCTCGCCCGACATGATGCCCCACCAGTGGTCTTCGGGCGGCGAGTTGGTGTCCATCAGCAGCACTTTGCGGGTGCAACCGCCGTCGCGCTCGCCGGGATAGCGGCCCAGCCGCGAGTCGATGGCGTCGACGATGCTTTTCTGCACTTCGCGGGCTTCGTTGACCCACGCGCCGGTCAATTCGAGCGACAGCAGCTTCTTGACGTCCTGCGGGCGGTCCAAAGCGAGGAAAATCACCTCGGCGTCGACGATCGTGTGGTCGGGCAGCTGGAAATACACCGCGTGGGTGTAGGGCGGCTGCCAGCGGAACTTGCCGAAGGGATCTTCGGGGAACCAGTCGAGCCAGGTCTTGATGGTGGTGGTGCGCAGCTCTGGATTGGTGTTGCGGACGACGGCCCAACGGCTCTTGCGGACCCCTGCCTCGTTAAAACCCTGCAGCGTGGCACAGCGCATCAATTCAGCGGCGCAGCCGACACTCTTTCCGCTGCCAATCGGCCCACGCAGGCCGCGCACGCGATGCTCGCTCTCCATGAAGGCCCGGCAGACCGGGCCGGACGGCTCGAAGTCGATCTTCATCCGCGGATTCCGCTGGGATTACCCACGGATCGGAGGCCCGAAGACCTGCCAGCCGAGCAGGGCAAACAGGATGAACAGGATGATGGTGCTGACCAGCGCCCCGCCCGGTATCCAGCCCATGTGCGCACCGACCAGCGACAGCAGCCACAGCAGCATGATGACCCAGTAGATCAGGCCTCGCGTCATAGCGACCTCCCATCAACGATTTTCTTGATCATGGTCTCGCCGACCTCGGGACCCAGCGCCTCGATCAGCTTGTCGGCCTCGCGCTTGTCGAACGGCGTGCCCGGCATGTGCTGGAAGTGAACGCGCCACACCGCCTCGCGCAGGCGCTGAAGATCCTCAAAACGGAGTCCCGCGATCCAGCTCATTAGGCCACAATGGCCGGCACGATCGGGAAGGCTATTCACTGCATTATTAAGAATTAAAAATGATTATTAATTCGACGCGTGGACGACAGGCGCAGCTTCCAGCAAGAGCAACGAAGCCCGTTCGATGAAGGCGCCGCAGGCACCTACCAACTGGGCGGAAAAATTAACAGAGCCCGTGAAGCCCAGTCGCGTGTGCGCGTCCCCCTTAGGGGACGGCGGCCCCCCTTTTTCAAAGGGGTGCCTCGTCCCCCATGATCCTGACGGGTCCCATCTACTCGTCTCCCTCACTGGCTCTGCCTGAGCCAACGAGGGCGGGGTGTGCAGTGGGTGACTGCACACCAAAGGCTAAGTGCACCTGCACCGTGCCTTGACGTGCCCGCTCCTGGCTCAGGCCTGCTCTGGACACGAGGTCCTTGGCGGCTTCAAGACGCACGTAATCGGAGCGTGACCGGAGGAGTGAGCGAAGCGTGCTCTGGGCCAGCGCGGCGTCCCACCCCATCACCTGCATGGCCAGTTCCTGTCGGTAGGCGCACACACTTTCTTTGCGCATATGATACCGCACGACCTGCTTGTCGACGCCCAAGTGCTCGGCGATCTCGACCATCGTCCACCCCGTGTGGATCACCAGATCGACGATCTCGGCCTGGCGATCGCTCACCTGGGGGTGGCGGGCGCGCACCTCGTCGTGGTGCGCTTCGATCTCGCTCATGGGCACCACCGGCTTGACGGGCTTCAGTGTGTGTTTGTGTGCCATGGGTATCGCTGGTCGCTCCATCGGGGCAGCAACTGAACATTGAGCGCGCCCGTAACGATCTTAGTCAAGGTTCCAATGGTGAGTGTCGATGCACTGGGCACTGGACGCGACGATGGTTCACATTGTTGAACTGTTCCGTGGCCATCATGGTCAGCAGGGGTTCACTTTGTATCACTGCCCACAACGCTGTCGACCGGCAGCAAATCTGTGCGTGCTTATCGCCGCGCTGCGCACGGCCAGCAGGACTTGTTTCCCGCCCGATGGCGGCATTTGTTTCGCTCCGCTGGGCTTACGCTCCGCTCCAGCGCAGAGAAGTCGCGCCGGACCGATCGACGGACGGGCGATTACGCCCTCATCTGGGTGCCTCGAAGGGCGCGAGAGTTAAAGATTTCTCTCTCTCTGACGCCCCACTGCGCTCGCCCAAGAGCTCGCTTCGTGCCACCCCCGCTCGCGAAGTCAAACCGGACTGCGGGGGACAGCCTGTCGCGGATTACCGCAACAGGCTGTCGCAGCTTCGCTGCCAAGCCCCTTCGTCCGGTTGCTACGCTGCGCTACGCCCCTGCGGGTGACTGCGCTCGGCAGCCGTTCGTGCGCTCGCTGCAGAGCATAGGTCGCTTCGCGACTTTCGGGGCTGTTCGGTCTTCAACGCCCATGTGCCCCTCAACCCCCGCAAGCGGGGGCTACGGGGTCCGCGAAGAAGTGCGGACCCCTGATGCTCTGCTGCCGCTCGCTAACTCACTCGGGTGGACCGGGGCCGCGTCAGCGAGAGGCTGCGCGTCCCGCGTTGCGCTTGAGGTTGACGAACACTGGAGACTGAAATGACAAACACCATCATCGTCCTGCTCGTCGTTGCGATCTGCCTTGGCTTTCTGTTGGGCTTGAGTGCAGCCACTGTCTTCAACTTGATCGTCTGGATGGCCTTCTGGTTCGTCACCGGCACGGTTCTGATGCTGCTGGTTGACGTTGCGGCAGGCATCGGTCCCCACGTGTCGGTGGGTCGGGCCGCGTTGCGCAGCTGGCTGCGTCGCCGGGAAGGGCTCTCCCCTCGGCGTCGTTGTTCCCTTTCGACCCATCCACTGAAGCGGCCTCGCGGCCGCGACGAGAGGGGCTTTGCGCCCCTCTCACCACTCTCCCCGCACCAAACCTTCGGTTTGGATCAATCACTGATGTTCTGGAGGAACCAATGAATGAGATCAAAGTCAACATCGTGCTCGAGTATGACGACGACTATGGCTTGCCGAGCGCTGGCCACCTGCACTACCAACAGGTCCCGCTGCGACATTCGGTCGAGGACATCTACGGCACGCGCTGGCTGCGCGTGGCCGTGGGCTACATCGAGTTGGAGCGCGGCAAAGCGCACATCGAGTTCGACCGCGAGGCCGAGGCGATCCTGCGCAACGCCAGTGCCTGTCCCTACGCCTATTGGGACAACTGACCTTACCCATTCGCCGACGCGAACCATCGTCGAGGCAACACAGCGTTCGACCACGAACGACGCTCATAACCGCATACCTGGCAATCACGCTCGACTCAGGGCGTGACTCCGACATCCCGTTTTAATAAACCGGCAACACCGCTGTAGCAGACAGCGCGGGGGCTTCGCCCCGCGCCGAGCCAGCAGGTGTTGCACATGCACACTCTGGAGGAGAGCATGTCTGCAATCGACGTAGAGATCAAACAGTGCCTTGCACGAGGCGAGATTGATCGTGCCACCGACCTCATGACCTTGCGCGACGATGCGCTCGAGCATGACAGCGAGAGCGAGGCCGCCCAATGAGCGACCTCGTCAGGTCTCGCGTCCTGAAGACCGTCCTGCCCGAGGCAGGCTGGTCGCCCGATCCGCTCAACGACAACGACCGACAGCGTCAGCTCGAAGCAGCCGACCGGCTGCATTGGGAACAGCGCTTCGAGCGCATCATCCGGCTCGAGATTGCCATGTTCGACACCGACGACGAGTCGGACATGGACCTGATGCAGGCGGCCGACGCCACCTGCCGCAAGTACGACTCGATCATGATGAAGAAGCAGCAGCGTGGCGAGGAGCTGCGCCTTGCCATGAACGAGATCGAGCGCCAGGGCCTCAACCAGCTCGAGTTCAACGACGTCGAGTGGATGCGCCTCGACGATCAGCTGCGGGCGCTGCGTCGCTCCTGGCTGAAGTTCTCGATCGCCTTCAAGGTCGCCCTGAAAGTCCGACACGCCATCGCTGGCCATACTGGCTCGCGCTGGGGCGAATACCGGACCGCTGCCGAGTTCAAGGCGCAGCGTGCCTCCGACATCAAGCGTCGCATGGCCGTGGTGCCCGCATCGACAGCGGTCGGCCTCGATCCGATCCAGTTCAAGGCGTGGCAGGAGTGGCGTCAGCACTACGACCCGCAGGTCGATGGTGTCGACGCCGATCCCGACGCGTCCGGACCGACCGCGGCCGACCAGAAGGCGCTAGCCGACCGCCAGCACCAGCAGCAGCTGGCCGAGAAGGGCGTGCGCCGGAAGTACCTGCGCAACAAGCCGACCGTGGTGCCGAAACCCGACAGCTCGTTCGAGCCCAGCGGCAAGCCGGGATCGCGCCATCGCGACCTGGTGGCCAAGATCAAAGCTGGAGGCGAGTGACGTACCGGGCGGGATGGCATCAGCCACCTCGCCCTTTTTTTGATCGGAGACGTCAATGCGCCCTTCGGGCAAATCACTTTCCGAGCGCTGCGCTGGGCAGGGCCTGGCGGCCCGTCAAGGCTGCGCCTCGACACTCCCCCCGAGCCCAAAATCCGCCGCCTCGGTCAGCCGCAAACCTCGCTGGCCAGCGTCGAGCCAGTGAAGTGATTTTACGAGTAAGCGTCGCGTAGCTTTCAAGTGACAACACCAGCAAAGGAACAACACCATGTCTTTCAGGAAGATCACGATCCTCGGCAACGTCGGACAGGCACCCGAGATCAAGAAGCTGCCCTCGGGCGTCATCGTCGCCAACTTCTCGATCGCCACCAACGACAACTACATGTCGAAGGGTGAGAAGGTCCAGAAGACCACCTGGTTCCGCGTCGACGCCTTCCAGAAGGCCGAGCGCGGCCTCGTCACCGACGTCATCCAGAAGTACGTCGGCGCGGGCCAGATGCTCATGATCGAGGGTTCGCCCGAGATCGACGAGTACGAGAAGGGCGGCGTCAAGCAGCGCGCCTTCAAGATCCGCATCGGCCATCCGGGCTCGAGCCTGCAGCTGTGCGGCACCGCCAAGGGAGCCCACCCGTCGGGCGGCGAGACAAGCGGTCCGGCGACGACGGACACGTCGGAAAGCGCCCCGAGTTCCGGGGACGACGACGAAATCCCGTTCTGAGCCGATGAGGGGGACCACGGGGCTCAACCCCGTGGTCCTTTCCGACTGCGATGCAGCCGGGAGACAGTGACCTGTCAGGTGTTGCGTTGCAGCCCCACCATGGCAGCGCGGGCGTCTCCCCGTCAAGCGTGGTGCCGAGCCTCCAGCGAAGCGTCACGCTTGAATGCTCTCGCCGGTTGGGGGTTTCCCCAACGCCTGCCCGATCGGCGACGGATCTCCCGGTGCTTTGCCCCTCAAGGCACCGGGAGGTTTCCGGCCAGTGAAGCGCCAGGACACGCCGCCTCAGAGGAGAATTGCTTATGACCAGAACCAGATCGCGGGTGATCGGAGGTGTCATCGTGTTTATTGGCCTGCCAGTGATTGCCGTGCTGCTGTTCGGCACCGACTTGTCCGCCGAGCACATGGAGCCCAAGTGCCGCGACGAGGCCAAGAGCCGCGTTCTGTCGCGTATGGCTGAGAGTACTATCGCGCCGTGGACCCCGGCCTGCTGGCTCTATCTGTCGGTGCTACGGCCATGATCCGCTTCAGCCGCATGATCATGCAGTGGGCGCTCATGCCGCCCATCGCCTTCAATTTCCACTTCCACTCGCGGCCGCTGCGTTCGTTGCAATTTCACCGCGACCGGCTTGCGCCCGAGCCGGCGAGGTTCGATCCGAAGCGGAAGATCGACGGGCGGCAGGCCCGCATGATCGCCGCCTCCAACGCCTTTACCCACGACACCAAGGAGAACCTGTGATGCCGAAGATTGGCTACCAGCATTCGCTGGCCCTGAACCTGCGCCTGTGCGTCAAGGCACTGCGCGCTGCCTTCGAGGAAACCGAGATCAGCCGCTTCAAGCTCGAGATCGAAGTCTCGGGCGAGGTCATGAGCGGCGATCTCAAGGTCGAGTACGCCCTGCGCGAGGGCTCGTGGGGCGAGCCCGTCAAGGGGGGCGACCTGCAGGCCGTGTTCGACGAGCTGCTGCGCCGCAAGGGCTGGACCGAGCGCAATGCGCCGCTCTGTCTGCCCCGTGTCGACGACGACGACATCCGGGAGCTGCCGCAGCTGCTCATGCCGGCCAATACCAATGGCGCCGCCGCCGAGTGAACGTGACTTCTTCGTGCGCCGCCTCCGAGACGAGTGGCGGCGCACGCAAGGGGTCACGATCGAGCAGGCATGGGGCAGCATGGTTGCCTTTGCCTGCGAGAGCGAGGCCCGCATGGTGGCCGAAGCCTACGCCAACGACGAACACCTGTACGAGCGCCGCGTGCGCCTCGACGACACCCAGATCAGCCGCGTCGTGCGGCAGGTCACCAGCTCGATCCGCAACGCGACGTTCGGAGCCTCCGCCCTGCGACAGCCCGACGGCGCCCTGTGGCGCGAGCAGATGGACCACATCGAGCACGCCCTGAAAACGGGCGGACCGTTACCGCAAGCCCAGGAGAGACCCCATGCTCGTCTCGAAGCAAAGCCCGTTGAGCGGAAAGATCAACACGCTGGAAATCCCGGTGACCCAGGAGCAGCTGGACCGCTGGCAGAGCGGCCGGGCGCTGATCCAGAACGTGATGCCGAACCTGACCGACGATCAGCGTGAGTTCCTGATGACCGGCTACACCGCCGAGGACTGGGAGAAGATGTTCCCGCCCGAGGAGGACGACGACAAGGAGATGCCCTTTTGAAGGAGAGCCCCATGCAGAACCACATTGCCTTCGCCCTCGCCCATCCCGTCTTCGATCCCGACCAGCACATCCTGCCCGGACACAGCTGGATCGTGGCAGCCGGCATCAGCGCAACAATGACGGTGAACATCGGCATGGAGTGACAGGTCTACGCTGGAGGCCGACCGCTGTGGCATCTCTCGCTGTGCCACAGGAATGCGTCGGGTCCGGTGCCGGTGTCCCGGTGGGACCGCATGACACGCCGCCGCCTCAAGGCTACCTGCGTAAAAATGATGGCCCGCTTTGGCACGACCGAGCCAGTGGTCGAGGAGTTCGGCCACATCGCCGTGCATTGGCGCAAACCGCTCACGCTGGCTGAAATCAACCAGATGGCGCCCACCGAGGACGTCAGGCTGCGTCGCGGCAGGCCGTGAGCCAGCATGTAACTTTTTGCACAGTCATTTGAGGAGCACAGACATGGACATTCAGATCAGCGCACTCGAGAAGGCGGCCGCGATGGGCTATGCCGTGGATCCGGCCGGTACGACCAACTTTCCCCCGGTCGACATCACCGACATCTACGACGACAGGGGCTACAAGATCGACGGCTACAAGCGGGTCTTCAACGAGACCGATGGCCAGACGCTGGCGATCCACACCGACAGCTACGAGCTGCGGCCCTATTACGAGAGCTTCAAGCAGCTCGAGGATGCGATCGCCGAGTCGTCACTCGACCAGCGCGGGCTGATGAGCAAGACCGAGTTCAGCCACAACGGCGGGCGCTGCTTCCGCAGCTACCTGTTCCCGCACGTCCAGATCGCGGCACGCTCGTCAGATCCGATCTCGCTGCAGGTCCTGGCGTTCGACAGCTACGACGGCACCTATTCGACGTCGATCGCCGCCGGCGGCTATCGCTACATCTGCCTCAACGGCTCGTACTTCGGCAAGACGATCCACCAGCTCAAGGTGCGCCACGTCCGGGGTGCCAAGCTGCGCTTCGACAACGGGCTGGAGAAGGTGATCGCCGCGGCCGAGACCTTCACCGCCATGCAGCCCCGGCTGGCACGGTGGGGCGAGGTCGACATCGACGTGCCGGTGTTCAAGAGCGTGCTGCAGGGTATGCCGCAGATCACCGAGCGGCTGAGCGATCATTTCGTCAGCCGTTACGCCACCGAGGCCGAGGAGATGACGCTCTACGGCTGCTGGAACGTGCTGACCGGCTGGGCAACCCGCGGCGAGGGCACGGCGCAGAGCCGGGTCGATCGCGATCGCCGGGTGGCGGCGCTGATCGAGAGCCGTCCATGGCGGCAGCTGGAGGATGCGTGAGCGATCCGCCCTGCTGGGGCACTACCGACGATCGCCCACCGACGCCGCTCGAGATGCGGCGGGTGGCGCACTACCTCGCCACTGAAATGAAGCTCTACAGCGCGGCCGGCAAGTTGGTCGACCGCGCCGAACGGCTGGAGAAAATGATCAAGGAGCTCGACGGCGGCGCGGGATCGTAAGTCCGCGCAGGAAGCCCTGCCCGTGCGGGTCGGGCTACGCCAACGAGGGGCGTTGGGATCGCGCCCGTCACGGAAGCGACGGCTTCAAGGTGGCGCATTTCGTTCGTGATGCGTCTGGCCCGCAAGGGCGTGGTGTCCACCAGATCCTGTGATTTTGAAGGGAGAGCACGATGGCGATGGAAATGGATATCGACCCCAAGACGCTGAGCGAAGACCAAGTCATCGCCGCGATCCGCAACCAGTGTCGGCGAGCCAAGAGCTACGCCTATTACGTTCAGGTCGAGATCGACAACTGGCGGACGTGGCCTGAAGGCCTCGTCGTCTATCGCGACGACGGACAGCTCTACGCCTGGCACAAGCACGACAGGGAGGTTGCCAATGGCTGAGCGCAAGCGTCGTCGGCGCCGCAGCCCGAGCGAGATCGTTGCTCAGCGCACGCTAATCGAAATCAAGCAGAAAAAGCTCGCCTTCCTGCGGGAAGTCTCAGGCATCCTGTCAGATGCGCTCGGCTTCACCGTGAAGGTTTCGCTGGTCAAGCCCAACCGGATGACGAACCTGTCGCCCGATCAACGCAGGGCAGCGCGCATGACCAGAAAGCAGACCCGAGAGCAGATGCGCCATGCGTTCGCTCCGCTCGATTCGATGGAGCCAGAGTAAGCGCGGGGTGATTTCGGTTCTAACCGCGTGATCTGGTTGGGGTAGGTGCAGGTCCAGTATCGAGGATACGGGGGTTCCTAGGCTCTCCCGTCAAACGGAACGAGTGCTTCGAGCGGGCACGCCTAAGATGGGCGGCCTTCTGCGGCAGAACGTACCGGCCCCAACCAAATTGACTTTTCCAGAGAAAAACTTCCGGTGAATTGCCGGGCATCGGTCCCCCGCCACACTCAGGCTTTGCAGCGGGAACGCCGATGCCCGAGACAGTCTTCACACCCGACGGCAATCCGATCATCCCGATCTGGAACGCCCAGCCGCCGCCGCTGCCGCGTTCGGGTGCTCTCGAAGACGTCTTCACGCCGGACGGCAACTTCGTCACCGCCGTGCGCCTGGTCGACGAGAACGGCCTGCCCGTCGACATCGCCGGCGAGGGCACCATGGGACCGCCTGGGCCACAGGGCGAGGTCGGTCCTGCGGGGCCTACGGGTCCTATTGGGCCTGTCGGTCCGATCGGCCCGCAGGGCATCCAGGGGCTCACCGGACCGCAGGGAGCAGCCGGAACGACCGGCGCCGCAGGCGCCACCGGACCCACCGGCCCGCAGGGCCTGCAGGGCATCCAGGGCGTCAAGGGAGACACCGGCAGCGCCGGCGCGCCGGGAGCGGTTGGAGCCACCGGACCGCAGGGCGTCAAGGGTGACACCGGCCTCACCGGCAGCGTCGGCGCCACGGGCCCGCAAGGCCTGACTGGCGCGACGGGCGCGGTAGGCGCCACCGGCCCACAGGGGCCGATCGGCCTCACTGGAGCCACGGGAGCGCAGGGGCCGCAGGGCGTCATGGGGACGGCCGGCAGCAACGGGGCACCCGGCCTGACGGGACCCACCGGACCGCAGGGTCCGGCAGGCACCACCGTGGTGAGCGTCACCGCGCCGGCCTCGCCGGTCGATGGGCTGATGTGGTTCGACTGCACGGCAGGCCCCGGTGGCGGCCAGCTCTACATTTCGTACAACGACGGCAACACGACCCAGTTCGTGCCCGCCGCGTCCTCACCAGGCGGCGTGCTGCCAACCGGCCCGGCTGGCGGCGACTTGACCGGCACCTATCCCAACCCGACGCTGGTCGGCGGCCCGCTGTCGAACTATCTCACGTCTTCGGCTGCCGCCTCGACCTACCTGACGACGGCCACCGCAGCCTCGACATACCTCACGACGGCGACCGCGGGCACGACCTACGCGCCGCTCGTCAGCCCAGGCCTGACGGGCAACCCGACCGCGCCAACGGCTGCGATCGCCGACAACGACACCTCGATCGCCACCACCGCGTTCACCCAGACGGCGCGAGGCTCGCGGGTGCAGAACGTCCAGACCGGCAACTACACGCTAGTCGCCGGCGACCTCGGCAAGCAGATCTACCGTGGCAGTGGCGGCGCTGCGACCTGGACAATCCCGGCCAACGCAAGCGTCGCCTTCGGCATCGGCAGCGAACTGGTGTTCGTCAACGACAGCAGCACCGCCACTTCGATCGCCATCACGACCGACGTGCTCGCCCTGTCGCCCGGCGGCACCGCCGGCACGCGCACGCTGGCGACCAATGGCATGGCGCTGGCGCGCAAGGTGACGGCGACGCGCTGGCTGATCTCCGGCTCGGGACTGACCTGATGGCGGCTCTCGATTTCCCGGCGTCGCCGACCGTCAACCAGATGTTCAGCGCCGGCAACGGCATGACCTACCGTTGGGACGGCACTCACTGGATCGCTGTCGCCACGACGGGAGGATACCTGCCTCTGACGGGCGGCACGCTGACGGGGCCACTGATTGCTCCATCGGCTGTCTTGAACGGGCTTACTTACGGTCCTGTCGCGACATCCGGCTTCGGCGGTGACGGCACCAACCTTGCGCTTCGTGCCTACGCAGGCGCATCAAAGATTTACTTCCAGAACGCGAGTGGCGCGAATTACTTAGGCAGCGTCGGCACTTCAAATTGGGACATCGGCGTGCCTCTGACGGGCACGACGGCGACGTTCAGCGCCACGAATGCAAAGGTTCAAATCCAGACGAGCGGCAGCAATAACCCGGTGCTCACCTTCTTCGATACGACAGGTGGCGGCAACGGCATCCTCACGAATGGTTCTAACGGTTCTCTTGGTTTCTTCACAACGGACACGGCGGGCAGTTACACGGCGACGCTGGCGACGTGGAACACAGCCGCACTGACGATCAATGGCGACCTCTACGCCTACAACCTGCACGCATACGCATCGGCAAGTCCAACAGTCTGGCTTCAAGCGAGTGGCAATGCGGCCAACAAAAAATATTGGAAGCTGCTGCACGACACGGGTGGCAGCTTTCACATCCAGTCGCTCAACGACAGCTTCAACGTGCAGGGCCAGTTCAGTTATCAGCGTGGGCCGCAGAGCCCTATTTTCACCGTCTACAACTTCAACGCTGGCGGCAACGGACCTACGCTTGAGGCCCAGTCGAATGACAGTAGCTCCTACGCGCCCGCCAACCTCAGTTTGTGGCGCTCGGGTTCTGGTGGTGGAGCGGCACCTGACAGTTGCGCGGTCGGCCAGATCAGGTTCCACGGCGTCAACAATGTGGGCTACACCGAGTGGGGCGGCATCCACGTTGATCTAATTGGCAATAACACGACGGCTGGCGCACCCGGTCAGATGTCGTTCTGGATCGACCAAGGCAACGCCGACATACAGAATTTTATGCAACTTGAAGGTCAGAACAAAAAGATCAGTTTGTTCAAGCCGTTCGCTGTCAACATGAACGTAAATGGCGCGGCGTATCCGGGCAATTTCTTCAACACAAATACGGGATCGAGCGCTTCATCGGGGATCAGCGTCAACTCAGGCGGTCGTTACTTCAACATCGACGCCTTTTACTCCGCGTCATTTGTCCATGAGTATGGGTCTGGTCTGCCAACGCGCTACACCGACTACGACCAGCACAATTTTCGCACCGTCGCAGGCACGCAGTTGCTCGGTCTCAACGGATCAGCGGCAACATTTGGCACTCCGGTTTCTTTCACCTCGACGGGCTTGTTCAGCGACACGATCACGGTCAACAGGAACAACGGCCCGATACTGGTTGCCTCAAACCTCGGCAACAATTTTGGCTACATCAATCTTGTAAACAACGGAACCAACTCGATCTTCGCCGTCGAAGGTTCGACCGCTGGAACCGTCTGGCCCGGTACGGCTGCCTTCGCCACCCTGTTCGGCGGCACCTCCCCCACCACGCATTTCGGGACGGCCAACGTCATCCGCCTGACGCTTGGCTCTACAGTGGCCACGTTCACCACGCCCGTCTATGTACCAGCAGTTGCCTCCAGCCAGTCCGACCAGATGGTGGCGACGACGGCCTTCGTGAAGACCGCAGGCGCGACTTCGCAGAACGCCTCGGCCAAGCTCTCGAGCCCGGTCGCCATCACCGTCGCCAACGCCTACGTCGCCGGGCCCAATACGGGCAGCATCGGTGCCAATGGCGAGAAGTGGCTGATCACCGCCAACTGCTACTTCGACACGACAACCGGCGCGCCGGATTTCATGGTCGGCCAGATCTGGAACGGCAGCGCCAGCGTGCAGACGGCGACCGTGAGCTGCAACGGCGGGCAGAACGTGAACTGCACGATCACCGCCCTGGTCACGCTGACGGCGGCGACCACTTTCACGCTGCGCGGCACCAATGCCTCGGCCGGACGCGGCAACCTCAACGCCGACAGCCACATCGTTGCATTTCGTGTTGCCTAGAAAGGAAGTCACATGGCCATGGACACCAGCTACACTTTCGTCTGCGATCGCGATGCCGTCACCACGCCGCCGCAGGCCAGCAGCACGCCGCCGGTCGGCTGGACGCGCCTGCAGGCCCAGGAGACGCCGGCCGAGGCGCCGCCCATGGGCATGCCGCCACCGGGCATGGGAGGCGTCACGATGTTCCTGTGCCCGGCCTGTTCGACGGCCTTCAAGGAGTTCGTTCACCCGGCCTGAGCCAGCAGATCGACGAGGTGAACCCTGCAGGGAAAAAAATTACAGCGTAGCCCGGCGTCCCCTCTGCGCCGTGAGGCAGCATGCCTCCAATGAACCAAACCCATCACCCAGGAGAAAATCGTCATGAAGGTCGCCATTGACCAGCTCGTCGTCACCGATGAGAACCCGCGGCACACACGCGCCAGCGAGAGCTCGCACAATGCCCTCGTTGCCTCGCTCAGTACGCACGGACTGATCCAGCCCATCGTCGTGCGCCAGATCCACGACAACGATAACAATACCAGCGACCAGACGACGCTCGCCAAGTACGAGGTGATCGCCGGCACACGCCGCCTCGAGGCGATCCGCCAGCTCGGCTGGGGCACCGTCGACGTGGTCGAGAACGATGCCGAGTATGGCATCAGCGAACTCGGCGCTGCCGAGAACATGATGCGTGAGGCCATGCACCCGCTCGATGAGTGCACGGTGATCTCGCGCCTGGTGGCCGACGGCGAGTCGATCGACGCCGTGGCCGGCCGCTTCGGCCAGACCGAGAAGTGGGTGGAGCAGCGCATGAAGCTGAATGCGCTGGCGCCCAAGGTGGCCGCCGCGTTCCGCGAGGGCACGATCACGATGGCAGCCGCGCAGGCCTACACGCTGGTCGATCGCACGGCCCAGCAGCACTACTTCGGCGAGGGCAAGAAGGCTCACCAGCTCGACGCGCCGACCATCCTGTCGATGTTCAGCAAGGCCTCATACAACGCCAAGAACGCGATGTTCCCGCTCGAGGCCTATCCGCAGACGCAGATCCGCCGCGACCTGTTCGGCGACGACGTGTGGCTCGACGACCGCAAGGAGTTCGAGCGCCTGCAGCACGCCGCCATCAATGCGCTGAAGGAGAAGCTTCTGAAGGAGGAAGGCTGGAACGACGTGCTGATCCTGTGGTCGGGGCCCGACTACACCGTGACCAACAAGTACGTTCGTCCCGAGGGACGCATCCTCAAAGCCGACAGGAGCAAGTATGTCGTTCTGGTCGTATATACTCCGGGAAGCGGCCATTGCGTTGTTGATCGAGGCTTTGTACTTCGCAAGGACGCAAGCAAGACGCAGGTGGGAGCGACGCCAGCGCTCGACACCGCCAACCCCGAGGACGTGGCCGCCAAGACCGCCGACGAGCTGAGCGCCACGCAGGTCCAGATCCTGGGCGCCCTGCAGACCGAGGCCATCGAGAAGGCGATCGCCGAAGGCGACGTCCGCCTCGCCTTGCTGACGCTGCTGGGGCCGCTCGCCTCGTACAAGGAGGCAAGCCCGGTATGGGCTGCCGGCCGCACCCACATGATCGGCTATCGCGCCGTGAACGACATGCTGACGTCCAAGATCGAGGAGCAGAACGACCGCACCGCGAGCTACAAGATCCCGTCCCGCGAGGACCTTGAGGACATGAAGGGCAGTACGCTTGCCGTATTGATCTGCAATATTGCACTGCGCTCGATGCAAATTATTCTCAAGCCCGACAAGCTTGCGACGAAAGAGCTCAAGGCACTCGATGTGAAGTGGATACGATTCGACGAGGGCTTTCTGAAACGCTACCGTCTCGACGCGCTGCAGGATCTGGCCGACCGGCTCAAGGTCGACCACGACGGCCTCAAAAAGAGCGAGTTGGTAGATAAGATACTGGGGGTATCTAACGACGATCGCGACCTGTCCCGCATCATCAAGATTGCCTACGAGTAGAGTTGCGTCTCACGCATCCTCCTCGCCGTCCAATTCTTCACCGATCCGCCGAAGACGGATCGGTGGGGGCCGGAACGTCACTGCCTCCAGCTGTGGCGCCCGGTGGGATCGGGTCAGGCTGACGAGCTTGATCCGATCCCTATGCCTTTTCAGGGTCGAGAGTCGAGTCCTCCTCTCACTTACCTCGTTGCTGACTACGTTCATGAACACACCGGGTGGCGGCAGCTTGTGCCAGGTGGTCGATGCGACCGCCCCGCGCAGCGCCTTGGCCAGCAGGTCGGCGGGCAGCTCGCCCAGGATGGCGGCGTAGCCCGACAGCACGTCGTTGGCCGGTCGTTGTGCAGACAACATCTTGGCGCAAAAGATAACGCCATCGCCGGCCGCCTGTCGTCCGGCCGGTTCGAGCGATCGTTCGGCTTCGGCCACTGCCTCGTCGATGTGGTCGTCGATCTCGACCATCGCATAGTACGCAGGCCCTACGCCCTCCGTAGCCTCGGCTTGTCGAACGGCGCGCAGCGCCAGTGAGTCACGGTCCGGCGTAGCGTTGGTCATTGTCTTATCCTCCAGAGGGCTATGAGGGCCGCTTCGGCGCGGCCGTGATCCATCTTGCGGGCGAACAGGTTGCGGCCTTCGGCCATCAGCTCGATGGCCAGCAGACGGCTTGCTTCTTTCTTTGATCCGCGCAGGCCCATGCCGGCCTTCCACGTCGCTGAGTGGACGATCTCATGGGCGCAGCCGAGCGTTGCCAGCACCGCCAGCAGTCCGCCGTATCCCATCCCAGCCTTGAAACTCGAGCTGACGCCTTCGCCCGGGCGCGGCCACTGGCTCTCGAGGATCACCAGATCCGGCTTGTGCTCGCGCAGGATCGCTGCCACCGCGAACCAGTCGTAGTGCGTTCTCTTGGCGGCGCGGGCCTTGCGCTTCCTGATCTTCTCGATCGTCATCGGCATTGCCACGACGCCCAGCAGCTTCGCTGTCTCCGCTCCCGCCTCGACGAAGGCGAACGCTCCCGTGATGCCGGGGTCGATCCCGCACAACTTCATCGTCGTACTCCACCTTGATCGTGACGCCCAAGGCTGATGCCCAGCACCAGAAGTTGAAGAAGGTCGGCGACCTCAGTCCCGCTTCCCACTTCGCCACCAGCCCCGTCGTCACCCCGATTATTTCGTCCAACTCCTGGCTGGCTAGGCCGCGGCGCTTGCGAGCCAGTTTGAGGATGGCGATGACCTGTTCGTGCCACTCGCGGGATGTCCGGACGGTGAGACGCTGCATGGGTTCACCTCTTTGGAGGCGAGCCTACGTCGAGCCAGCGGGAGCCGGTGAATAGAGTCGATTGCGGATCGTGAATAGCCTGATTGGTGAGGAGAAGAACCATGCTGACAGCAGAACATCTGGAGTGGCGTCAGAAGGGCATCGGCGGCAGCGATGCGCGCACGATTGCCGGAGGCAACGGACAGGACTGGGTTGCTTTGAAGAAGAACAAGATCGAGGGCATCGAGCCCGAGTTCACCAGGGCCCAGCGGTTCCTGATGGATATGGGCACGGCGATTGAGCCGGTGGTGCTCGATTACCTCAGCGGCAACGTCACCGCGGTGGGCGAGCGCGACGTCAAGGTGATGATGGAAGCCGACCCCTACTTCCGCTGCACGCTCGACGGGCGCACCGTGATCGGCCAGCCGATCCAGTGCAAGTTCCACACCGGCGACAAGACCATCGACGACCTGGTCGAATACTACTGGCCGCAGCTGCAGCACGAGCTGCTGGTGACGTCCGAGAAGGTCCTGGTGTTCGCCGTGGCGTTCGGCCACTACGGCCGCTTCGACCACCATCTGGTCGAGTGCGACTACGACTTCCAGAGCAACTACATGCTGCGGGCGCTCCAGTTCAAGGAGTACTGCTGGGGCAACGCGCCGTTGCCGGCAGACCTCGCCGAAGGCGAAGCCGCACCCCTCAAGCAGAACGTGCCGCGCCTGCGCGACCATGTGTGGCCGACCAACGACAACGAGATCGCCACGCTGGCCACGCAGTGGCTGGAGGCCAAGCCGTTCGTCGAGCAGTTCAAGGAGGTCGACACCAACCTCAAGAAGATGGTGCCCGAAGATTGCCGCAGCGCTTCGTGGCTGCGTAACGGAGCGGGCATCAAGATCACGGTCAACAAGGCTGGGTCGAAGTCGATCAAGGCCCACGTCTCGGCGCGATGAGCGACGAGGTCGAGCTCAAGCAGGTCATGGTGAAGGCCTGCCTCTCGGCCA